CTACCATCCCCCCCGCGGCAGTCGCTGGGCCTACTCCACCGTCCAGAAGATGATGGCCAACGACGTCTACGCCGGCTTCCCCCACTTCGACCACGTCGAGCCCGAGTACCCCAGCCCCCACTACCCCGCCCTGTGGGATCCCGACACCCACGCCGCCGTCATCCGCGAGCGCAACCGCCGCCGCCGCGATCGCTACAACAAGACCGCCGGTTCCCCCCTCGCCGGCGTCGTCTTCTGCGCACGCTGCGGCCACCAGATGTCTCGCCAACTCGCGCACCACAAACACTGGTGGCTACGGTGCACCAAGCACGCCCACCGTTCCCACACCGGCCAGTCCTGCCACCGCAACTACATCCGCGAGGACCGCGTCGTCGAGCGCATCGCCGCCTACCTGGCCGCCCTGGCCACCCCCGCCGCCCTCGATGCCGCCCTGATCATCACCGACGACACCACCCAGCTACACCAGGAGATCGCTGCCCTCGGTGACCACCTGGCCGAACTCGAAGTCCGTCGCCAGCGCCTGGCCCTCGCCCTGGCTGCCGGGCAGATGGACCCCCAGGTCTACCGCTCCGCCGACGACCTGCTCCTCGCCGACGTCGTCGCCACCCGTTCTCGCCTCCTCGACCTCCAGGTCCTCCTGGCTGCTGCCCCCGATCCTGCCCAACGGCGCGCCGCCCTCGAAGCCCTGGCCGCCATCTTCCCCGACCTGGTGGCCACCGCCCCGCCGGTGCGTACCCGCACCCTCCTCCAGAACGCCGGCCTGCGCGTCGAGATCGAAGCCGGCGCCATCACCTCCACCCGCCTAGTGTGATTCCAGCGGCCACAGCATACTAGTGCCGTAGCCACCAGAACTACCTACGCGATCCTCACCAGCCAGCCATTAGCAACGTGTTGGCCGGTGGCACTCCCAGCGATAGTGTCCAGGTTCCCGCCAGAGTTCTGGTAGACAATGATCCTAATGTACTCGCCGGCCGCCATGTAGAACATTCCTGTCGTGACCAAGAGCACAGAGATCTGGTTCTCCGCAAGGACAAACTCAGAGTCAGCGAGATAGGTTGTACCTTGGTACTCCACGAGACACGACAGTTTCCTGATCCCATTGAATGCTGCCCAGCCCACGCCGCCGCCCGCCATGTAATATCCCGCGTGCCTCGCATACAGTTTCGTCGGATCGCCGATCGCCCAACCTGTCAGGTCAGTATCATTCACCTCGTCACTGAAACTCAGTGCTGTCAGCGTGTTGTGAGCGATGGTCTGCGCTGAATCCCGATACACTCGGCAGCCGAGCGCTGTGCTCGCGTTGACCGAGCCATCTATGTGCACATCGTTGTCATCCGGGTCACTGGCCGTGGACCCAACCCACAGGCCAGCCCCAACCCGCGCGTCTGCGCTCAGTCGAATCTCCCCCGTGGCCGCCGACGTCGCCGAGCCTACATTCAGGCCGGTGTCGACAGTGACCGAGTCAGGAGTCCTCCAGAGGTTGGCCGACATCCTGTACCACTGCACGTCGGTTCCGCACAGGAGCCCGAGAGTTGAGCCCGAGCCAGAGAGTTTCAGTTGGGCGGCAAAGGACGCGTTCCCATTCGAGTCAACGTACGCCACCTCTACCTCGGAGCTATCCTGGATCACTATCTTGTTCGCCCCGGCAGCATCGAACAACTTGTGGACGATGTTTCCTCCGCTGTTCCACGTAGTCTTCGGCCGCACCACCGTCGCTGGCCCATCCCACACGCCCACCACAGCGTACGTTCCGGCTGCCGACCTGAGCCCTGACCAGCCGGATGTTGACAGGTATACCTCGCTCACGGTCTCTACGGTGGCGGCCGGCCCCTCGGCCGTCAAGCTCGTAGTCGCAGTCGTATAGGTTGCCGTGGCTGCGCGGTTGCGCAGAGAGAACTTGTATGCCGAGCCACTTGCATAGGTCCACAACATCGCCCAGAAATCGTAGGTGGCGTCAAAGTCCTCGAAAATAACCCTTCCCGAGGAGGGTAACGCCCCCTCGATGTCTATGTGGACCCCCGTATTGTCAATGATGACCTTCCCGCCACCGGCTACCAGGTCGCCCTTGAGATAGGCATTGTCCGAATAGAACCCGTACCCCGTCGGATTCAGGTCCGCGTCCACAATCCCCGCCAGATTCCCCACTCTTACTTTCGTCGTCAGCGTCGTCCATGGCGCGCCCGCGTGTGTGAAGATGTCGATGAACGGCCCGTTCGCCGTCACCGCATCCAGCACGATCCCCCCCTCACCCGACGCCCCGTACCCCACCACCGCCGTCCCCGCCCTGAACACCGTCCCCGCCACCGACCCACTCTGCCGGGAATAGTTGTAGGTGCCATCCCCGTTGTCAGCGGTCACCTTCAACCACACGTCCCCCGTCCCATCCTTCAGCCGCACGATGTCATTGACCCCGAACCGCCCCGCCTCTCCCACGTTGAACGATCCCGACGCGGCGATGGTCAGATCCTCATCCAACTTCGCCGCGTTCGGCGTCACCAACAACTGCCCCGCCTGCGCGTGGATTTCCCCGTACTTGAACACCGCCGTCCGAATCTCTCCCCGCGCCGTAATGTTCCCGAACTCTGCCTCGGTTGGCGTGATCCTCCACCCCTGCGTCCCGGAGGTGAACGGGTTCGACGTCAGATATCCCGCCCCGCCCACCGTGATGATCCCCGCGCTATCCAGCAGCACGACGTCGCCCGTCGCCTGGATCTGCGTCGCCGTAATGTCCCACCCGCCGATCGTCCCCGACGTCGCCGTGATCGTCCCCGTAATCGTCGCACTGGTGGCCACCAGCGCCCCCGCCGCCGTCACCCGGAATGGAGCGGCTGCCGGGTTCTCTGCCCCTGCGTAGAACGGATAGTCCACCGGCCGTAGACCCACCCGTCCCGCCCCCGTCCCCGCGTACAGGTGGCCGCTCGCGATCGTCCACCCCGCGATCTCCCCGGCGCTGGCGTAGATCGTCCCCCGCACCACCACGTCGTTGAATTCCGCCGACCCATCCGCCTCGATCTGCCAGCCCGCCGATCCCGAGACGAAGTTGGGCGAGCGCGTCAGCCCCATGTTGATCTGGGGGATGGTGGTCGTATGGACGTGCGTCTCCCGCTGCGCTCGCGCGTACGGCGACTGCGGCTCCCAGCCATCCCCCATCCACACCAATGTATCGCCCATCTGGGGCGCCCGGGCGTGCACCGAGAACTGAATCTCCATCCTACCCCCTCAACCCCACTCCCATCTCTGCCGACTCGAACACGCGAGGATACTTCTGATACACATCGAGCTCCCAGAGATCGACCACCCCCACCACCGGCACCCCCCCGATCTTCAGGTGGAGCAGCTTCTGCGCCTGCGTAAAGTCCTTCATCTCCACGTCCGGCCCCTGATGCCAGTATTCCCCCTGCACGCGCCAACAATAATACCCATTAGACGATAGGTTGTACAGAACAAAGTCCACCACCGCCCCGCCGCCGCCCGCCGCCCGTCCCCCCATCTGGTGCGACTGGAACTCAAACTCCAACTTCCGCTTCTCCAGCCACACGTACGTGCACAGTTCCGGCAGCGTCCCCACGATTCCCTTCTGCTGCAGGTCCCACACCTCACGCGCCCGCGTCTCCCCCACCACCCGCGCCCACACCCGCAGCGCCTCCGGCACCAGGCTCATTTGCAGCGATGCCCCCGCCTCCCGCCCCCCTCCCACCACCGGCTTGTACGCGCGCGTCGGCCCCGTCCGCCCGATCTTCGCCACCTTCCCGATCCGCGTCAGCTTCATAGATACTTCCAGGATACTTCCAACTGCCTCACCTGACCGCCAGGTTGATCCCCAGCATCACCGCCGCCGTCGCAAACGCCAGCGACGCCCCGACCAGCGCCTGCGTCATCTTGTCGATCTTCCGCCCCACCGCCTCCATCTGCTGCTCCAACCTGTCCACCCGCTCCTCCACCCCCTGGCCAAACAGACAGCCGTTGCGATCCAGGCAGCGTGGGTAACCGTTCTCCTCAGGAGTCACTAGCCTACCTCCACCAGGTTGATCGAATACACCGACCCGTACCGCACCGCCCCTGCCCCCTGCTCCCGCTGGTATCCGCCCTCGCCGACCGAGACTACCTTCACCGTCTGCGCCGTTCCGTCCGGATCGTACAACGTGAATTGGCACGCCCGCTTCACCCACCCATCGAGCGCAGCGCGCAATTCGGCCGCCGAATGTGGGTACGGATTCCCGGCCAGATCCACCATCGCGTCCGCCGCCCGTACCTGCAAGGCATAGATGAACCGATCCAGCACGTTGTTCTGGTACCGCACGAACATCGCCTGCACCTTCGGCGTCAGCGTCTTATCGTCCGTGCTCAGCACCAGCTTGAACCGGAACTCCCGCCCCGCCGCCCGGCTCGCGTACACCACCACGTCTGCCTCCGGCGCCTCCGAGAGTGCCGTCTCCAGCACGAACGTATCGCTGTCGGTGATACTGGCCACCTGGCGCACCTCCGTATTGATCCGCACCCAATCCCCCGCTGCCATATCCGTCGTCACGCTACCCGAGGCCAGCTCGATCGTCGTCGTCGTGCAGCCCGTCGTCGTCACCTTCGCCGCAAAGGTGGACGATGGGAACACCAGCCCCTGCCGCGGCCCGTTCGTCACCCGCCCCAGGAACGTCCACTGCCCGCTGCGGTCCACCTCGTAGAACACGTCCACCACCTGGCTGGACGTCACCCCCTCCGCCCGAATCACCAGCTCGTGCAAATCCTTCACCACCTCCAGCAGCTCGCTCCCGATCCACGACGTCTCCAGCTCACCCGAGGCGTTGAACTCGTAGCCCGTGTACTGGTACGGGTTGTCGCTGTAATCCGGCAGTAGCAGATAGCGCGTCTCGCTCCCCATGCCATAGTACAACCGCGAGGGCGAGCTCAATGTCTCGAACCCCAGCGCCTGGATCACCTGCCCCGTCTGCTCGCACCGTTGCATCTCGTGCCAGCCCCCCTGGCCACCGTAGCCCAGGATGCTACTATACCCACTCGCCCCCGCATCCACTGCCGCGAACAACCAGTTGCACGTACCCACCAGCGCCTTGATCTTCCCTGCCCGCGTCGCCGGCAATCCCATCCCCTGCTCCGGCCCCACCGCCGCCATACTATCCCCATTCCAGCGATACAATCCGAACGACAGAGGAATGTACATGCAGCCCGTCTTCGACCACATCATCATCCCCTTCCCGTTGTCCGCGCTTTCCTGCGTCGCCCAGCTCAGCAGCGGATACGCCATGTCCGCCGTCATCCCCCACAACCGCACCGCCGTCGCGCACACGATCATATCCCGGTACCACTCCATCGCCGTGATCTCGTAATCCCCCGACCCCACCTCGATCTCGCTCGACCAGGTCGTCCCATCCGCCGTGTAGTACAGTTTGTGCCGGCTGCCCGCTGTCGGATTCGTCCGGTGCAGGTATCCTCCCCCCGCCTTCAACAGATTCGCCTTGACCGGTCCCGTCGCATCCACCCACGGCGGCGTCCCGTTGAAAATCCGCACGTCGTCTTCCGTCCCCCGCGCCACCCACAGATACCCCCCCCACACCTCCATCGCCGTGACCTCCGCATCCGTCACTGCCTCCGAGACCGTCCACGTGGCCCCGCCCGAGTCCCACACGTACACTGTATCCCCCGCCGCGCAGTACCACTTACCGCTGAACCGCGCGAACCCCACCACCCTATCCTCGAGTAATTCCCGGTTCACCCGGAAGAACAAGTCATCCGTCCGCGCCGACCACGACCCGCTATCAATCTTCCGGCTCGCGTTCCCCGTCGCGTACGCCGCCGCCGTGCCCCCCCACACCACGTAACAGCCCTTCGCGTCCGCCGTCGCCGGTCCCTCCACCGTCACGTGATACGTCGCCGATCCCGTCAGCGCCTGGCTGCTCGACCACACCACCTCGATCCACCGGAAGTCCTCCGCCAGGCTGGCGTTCATATCCACCGTCGTCGTCTTCAGCACCCCGGCCGGCAGTCCGCCGCCGCTATCGTCGCACAGACTCACCGTGTACGTCCCCGGGTGCCCCACCTTCTTCAAATACAACTGCACCAGCGTGCACGTCATCCCCGCTACCGGTGCCTGGAAACTCATCGCGTACCCGATCTTCGAGAACACCACCTCGTACAGGCGCCGCGGCTGCCCACCCCCGATGGCCCACTCCACCTCGTACGATCCCACCGTGCAGGTGGACGACACCCGCACCCAATACATCGTGCTCGCCGCCACCGCCAGCGTCGTGGCCAGCGTGAACGTCACCCACGCGTACGACGTCCCCACGCTCGCCGCCGCCACGTCCACCCCCGATAGTTCCGCCCCCACCGTCCCGTTCACGTTCGCGTGGATGCCCAGCCGCACCACCGCGTTCGGGCTCCCCGTCTTCTTCACCCGCACCTTCACCGACGTCACCCGGTTCGTCATCCCCGGGTTTCCCACCGTCACGTAGAAGGTATAGTTCCCCCCACCCGAGATCGTGGAACCCACCGTCGCCATCGTTCCCGGACTCAGCAACAGGCTGCCCGGATACCCCAGCCCGTACTCCTTCGCGCTCCCCGGCTGATACTTCGGGTACGTTCCCGCCGGGTCTTGCGGCAGTGGGCCCAGCGTCAGTTGTCCCTCGATGCGCGATTCCACATTGTGCGAATCGAAGTAAGCGGTCGCGTCCTCCAACCGTTCCTGCCCCCGCCCGGCGCGCCAATCTCGCTGGCTGAGCAGTGACCACTCCGTCAGGTCCTGATCCTGCGTCGCCCCCTTCGATGCCTTCGCCGCGTACGGATTGATCAGCCGCCGCGAGAACCCCAGCGCCGGCGACTCCGTCAGCAGCAACCCCAGCTCCTCCCCGCTCTCCGGATCCGCGAACCGCACGTGATATCGAGCATCAGCCATCCCTCACCTCACCCCCTGGCCCTCGCCCACCGTGCCCCGTGCACCGTCCCCGCCGGCTGCCAACGCGCCGCCCTCGCTCGAAACCGCTCCGCGATCTCCATATAGTACTGCGCCTGCGTCAGATGCGCCCGGTACCCCGCCGACTCGGGCGCCCTACTCGCTGCCATATCGTGCAGCCAGTACAGCGCCCACGACGTCACGAACTCCACCGCCTCCCGCTCCGCCGGCTCCCCGATCCCCAGGCTGCTACTGTCCGCGGCCAACTCACTCAGCCTGGCCAGGTAATCCAGCCGCAGATCGTCGTCGCTATCCACCCCGTCCAGGCTGTCGAAGTACAACACCTGCGGCGCGCCCGCCGTCCCCGCCACACGCCAGTTCCTGCCCGGCACCTGGCGCCAGGCCTCGTCGCTCGCATTCCTCACCCACACCGCCAGCACCCGCACCAGCCCCGCCGGCAGATTGTACTCGTAATCGTCGGCCACCAGCGTCACCGTCGTCGTATCCACCACCTGCGTCAGCCACGTCTCCCCCGCCGCCCGGATCCCCGCGTTGACCGCGGCGATGACGTCCTCTCGTTTCGCCGGCAGCAGCTCGTACGTGTCCCCACTGGCCGGCGCTGCCGTGAACGCCGGGTCCACCGTCAGCGTCGCCGTGCTCTGCACGAAATCCGTCACCGGCCGCTCCTCCGCCTCCGGCGCGGCGTGCGCTCCACCGGCGTCCGTCACAATGTACAGGTGATGCCCGATCCAATAGTCGTTTGGCTCGTACAGTTTCGCCGTGTCAGCCAGCGTCGTCGTGCTCCCGCCGGTGGCCGTCGAGCGCCGGTACATCCCGAACCGTCGCGCCACCTCTCCCACCAGGTCAGCCCGTGTCTTCGCGGTCATAGTTGTATCGCCTCCAATCCAGCAGGTCCCCGTTGTCTCGCATCACCCCCAGCAACCCGTAGGCCAGGACATTGACCAACTGCTCATCGTCCTTCTTATCCAACTCCGCTTGATTCATCAGCGTGTGGATGATCTCGTGCCATAGGGTGTGGTACTGCTGCTGGTAACCAAGGTTTGCCTCGATCTCGATCCGGCATGGGCCGTGTAGCACCTGCCCCCACATCTGCTTGCCGTCTTCGTCTCGCAGGCCCGTCACCTCGATGATGGTGTATGTCACCGGCCCGATCCGGATCGCCTGCGGTAGCCTTCTCACGTCATCTGTTGACATAAACGCTGACCTCCGTTATAATGAACACGGTACCACGCGAGGATGACCCGCGCGCGTGAGGGATAGCCCGGCCATTTGGAACCCTACCCGCTGAAGGGTTGTGGCCCCGACAGGCCCGCCGGTAAATCCCCCGGGTCACTCCTCATCTCACCACCACCTGCTCGACCGCACCTTCCACCAACCCGGCGTCTGCCTCGACGAACTCTGCCAACCCGCTGACCACTTTCCGCGTCGTCTCTGCCCGCACCAACTCCTCGAACTCCACCGTAATGCACGGCACATCCGGGTGATCGCCCAAGAATTGCAGCGCTCTCAGCTCGTACTCGTGGATCAACGCCGCCCACCGGTCGTTCGCCCACGTGGCCATCTCCGCCAGGCCCGCGTCTTCCTCCCCCGTCTCCACCGCCAGCGCCGAGGCCTCCCGCGCCCGCTTCGCCAGCGACTGCAGCATCCCCCACTGCGAGCGCACCGTCCGCACGATCCGCACGTCCTGGACCCCTACCTGCCGGATCGCCTCCCACCACACCGGCATCGTGATCGCCGTCCGTGGATCCTTCCACCCCCACACCCCGCGCGCCCGCTCCTTCCACCTCACGATCTGCACCATCTGTGGAATGAACCACGCCCCCACCTCCCTGATCCGCGTCGCCTCGGGTGGATCCCCCCAGTGGCCACCGGCTGCGTGCACCAACTCCACGTTCACGTCGAAGAAATCCACGTCCTCATAGTACCCCTGCGGATTCCACTGGTTGGCCTCGAATAGGCGGTCCCCCATGTTCACACCCAGGTGGTGCAGCACGTTGGCCACCGCACTCGTCCCCGAGCGGTGCATCCCCAGCACGACCACGATCATCCCGCCACCTTGCGCTCGCTCATCGCCGCCGCCACCCCCTCCGGCGCCCGCACCGTCAGCACCCTGTGCCAGGGGATGAACGTATACTCGGGATCCTGCCCCTGCCCCTTCAGCCAGAACCCTTCCTCGATCACCGACCTTACGAACTCCGCTGCCTCTGCCGCACCCGGGAGATGGAACACCTCCTCCCGGATCGCCGACGCCAGCCCCCACTCGAACGCCACCGTCACGGCCACCGTCGCCAGCGCCACCGGCTTCAGCAAGAGCTCCTTCTGTGCTCGAGTCAAACCCGGCTCCCTCTTCGGCTTCACCACCACCACCCGCGGTCGGCTGTCTGCCGTCGCCTTCTCGTCACCCATCCCTCTCCCCCTACTCGTACGCCACACTGACCGTCGCGCCCGACCCGCTCAGCGTCGCATAGATCCCCACCGCGAAGTAGATCGGCGGATCGAACGTCACACTGTCCCCCCCGCCGGTGGGCGCTGCCATCTTCCACTTGTTCGTCCCACTCCCCGCCACGCTATCGTCCAGGATCACCGTCCCCGCCGCTGCCGCCCCGCCGGCCAGACTGATCGCGTGCACGAACCCGGGCCCCGCCTTCACCGCCCCCGTCGCATCCAAGTACTTTGCTATCGCACTACGCATCTCCATCCTCCTCATCTTTCTTATCGTTCATTTCCCTATCCGTGGTTTTCACCCCCACCACGTACACCTGCCGGGCGATCACCTCGTGCTCCTTCCCCGCCCCATCCGTCCCCACCATTCGATACGGCCCCAGCCGCGCCATCTTCGCCTTCAGCCCTGCCGCGGCTAGCACACTGCGCAGCAGCCCCACCGTGAACCCGCTGCGGTGCACCCGCTCTCCCTGGCCGTAGATCACCCCAAGGGTGAACCGGTCTGCCTCGTGCTGCTTCGCGATCTGCTCACACGCCCAGGCCAGGTCCGGCACCACCAGGTGCAGCTCCCCCCCCTCCCGTAGCCAGCCCACCCAGCACCGTACCGCTTCCACCACCTTCGCCCCCTCCACCAACTGCAGCACGTGGCTGGCCAGCACCGCATCGTATGGCGCTTTTCCACTGGCCTCACTGATCGGTTCGTCTACCGCCCAGCCCACGATCTCGGCCCCGGGCCACACCTCACCCGCCACCCCCTCCTGCCCCCCGCCTGGCGCGACGATCTCCAGCACCCTCATCCTACCGTTCCCCTTGCTCATTCTCCATTCTCCATTCTCCATCCTCGCCCATCTGCGCCCGCACCGCCGCGTAACTCCCCAGCGTATCCTTCACGTCCTGGAACCGTTGCCGCGTCGTCGGCTCCGTCCCCACGTGCTGGCACTCCACCGCCGTGTCCACCGCGATCCTGAACCCACACCGCAGCGCCATCTCGCAGAAGAAATGATCCTCCGTCCGCCCGTGCTCGAACGCATAGAACGGCCACTCCTCCGGCTCCACCGGCCCGGCGATGGGCTCCACCACGTACCCCCGCACCTGGCCCGGCCCCATCACCACCCCAGGCTGGAGCGGCTCGCCTTCCCGCATATCCTCCCGGTGCACCGCCACGAACGTCCCGTTGCTCACCCGGCCGTATACCCGGTACTGCTCCTGGATCGTCGAGAACACCCGCTCCCGGATCAGCGTGCACCCCATCCCCACACTGTCCACGTACACGATCTCCCCCGGCTCGAACCTGGCCAGCGGAATGTACAACCCGTTCGGCCTGCGCTGATAGGCGATCGGATTGAACGGCGCGCTGCGCGAGTAATAGATCCCCGCCGCCACCTCGCACGCCCCCACCTCCAGCAGGTCCACCAACCACTCCACCGCTCGCGGAGGTGGAATCGTATCGTCGTCAATGAACCACAGCGCCTCACTGTCCCCGGCATCCAGGAACGTGGCCACCACCTTGTTGCGGTTATAGTCCGTCAGCGCCGACCCGATCACGATGAACCGCTCGATCTCCACCTTCCCCCGCCGCTCCAGCGCCAGCAGCTCCGGCATCAGCGTGGACCACCACTTCTGCTCCTGGTTCTTATTCGCTGCGATCCCGACGTCAATCTTCATCTCTAGTCCACCGCCGGCGTACCGTCCCCCTCCACCACCTCGACGCTGTCCGCCCCGATCCGCTCCCTCAACTGCTCCAGCGTCAACCCCGGTTCTTCCTCTGCCGCCGGCTGCCGGCTGTCCGCCGTCGCCTTCAGCAGGTCCTCGCACAACTGCAGCGCCCCGCTCACCGCGTTCAGATTCGCGATCACCTGGCCGCGCTCCTGCTGCAACTGCTGCCCCTGCCGGTCAATCTCCACCAGCCGCCGGTCCAACTCCTGCCCCTGCCGCTGCAGCGCCGCCTTCCTCTGCTCGATCACTCCGCTCTCCACCCCTGCCATTCTCCGCCTCGCCTTCCTCCGCTTCCTCATCCGTTCCTCCGATCCACATCGCATGGGGGCAGGCGTCACCGCCCGCCCCCTCTCCTACACGTCCTTCTCGATGACACGCACACTCACCGTCACCGTCCACACCTTTCCCGTAGGGACGATCGCATCCAAGATCTCCTCACCCTTAGGTGACGTTTCGATCTTCAGATGCTTCCCCGCCGTCACTTGGAACGTGCCATCTCCGTCCTTCCGTACCTCGTGCAGCGTCGAGTCCACCAGCGTAATTGCCATCGCTCACCCCCGCCCCTACTCGTTCGTCACCTTCGCCGCCGTAAAGATCGGGATATAGTACGTCGTGCCGCCCACGTCCAGCTTCAGCAGCCCGTCTGCGTTCACGTCGTGCGACGTCTCTCCCGCCACCGTCGAAGTGATCTTGACCCCGTCCTCGTAATCGGTGCCGCTGCCGAACCCGATCACCACGTCGCAGCCGTCCACGTACAGCGCCATCGGCCAGTTCGCCCGCGTCGGGTGCGAAGCGTTCACGTGCGCCACGAACGCCGCGATCTTGCCGTTGTTCGTGAACCCGCTGGTCAGTATGCTGTCGGCAACGAACGCGCCCATGATCCCCGTGTTGGTCACCGTATCCGCGTCCGACATCAGCGTACCCACCACCGACCCCATATAGCTGCTCGTGCTGGCCGGCCCCGTGAACGTCCCCGCGATCTCGATGTGTCCCCACACCGCCCCGGCGTTGCCCGTGCCCAGTGCCGTGGTCCCGGTAAAGTACAGCTCGTTCCAGTTCGCGAACACACTCACGTTCCCCGTCTGCGCCGCCGTGCACGCCAGTTGATGGTAGGCCGCCGCGTACGCACCACTCCCCAGCGCCGCGTTGATCCGCCCCGCCACCTGGAACACCATATCCGGGTCCGTGCCGTTCAGCAACACGCCCGTTGCGCCCACGCCCCAGTCGTGCGCCCCAAACCGCGCCTTGCTCTGCAGGTAGAACTCTGCCACGTCCGACCCCAGCCCCGTCGCCGCCTCCCCACGCAGGCGTTTCACCCAGGGACAGAAGTCAGCCGGGTCATACTTCGATCTCGTTCCGCTACCCATCTCTGTATCCTCCTGGTTGATTCAGAGGGCGATCCACGTGGACCGCCCTCGTCATCCACCCACGTGGTTCATCAGCTCGTCGTGCTGATGGACTTCATAAACCCGTGCGCCTTCCCGTTCTTCACCACCAGGCCATACTCCCCTACCACCTGGCCCTTGGTCGAGTCGCCCGTCTTGGCCAACTCTTCCTGGAAGAAGGGATCGAACGCCACGAACCCGATGTACTGGCTCTCCACCACGTACAGCTTCGCGCTCGGGCACCACCGGCTCATCAAGATCTTCAACACACCGAACTCCGTCTCGACCTCGCTGATGGTCACCCCGCCGCGCTGCTCGTCCCGCGTGGTCCGCACACTGTCCGCGTAGAACCCGCTGATCTTCCGCTTCACCCACGAATTGCAGATGATCAGGTCCGGATTGCCTCCGTCGCTCCAGCAGTCCTGGACCAGGTCCTCGAGATCCTTCTGCACCAGCGCCGCGCTGGCACCCGACTTCGTGTTGTTCGTCGCGAACGTCTCCAGCCCGCCGAACGCCCGCGGCGCCGTCGCACTGCCGCTCTTGCGCTGGCCACGGAAGAACGCCTTCTCGATCAGCCGGCTCAGCTCCGGGATCTTCTTCGCTGCCTGATAGTCGAACTCCTCGGCGATCCCGTACTGGCTGATCTTGTTCCCCGACCGCGTCACCTTCACGTCGTCCTGGAAGATCTGCGTGTGATTGTAGGGGGCCACGATGTCGCTGAACGCCCGCTCGTAGTCCGCGTCCGCCCCTTCCAGTCGCGCGTGGTTGATCAGCGTGATGGTGGCCGCCGAGGCGTGCGTCGCCTGCGTCCCGCCAAAGTTGCGGGTCACCGTCACCTTGTTGTCCGTAGCCGAGGCGTCGCTGATCCACATCATCTCTGCGTCAATCTCGATGATGTCCCCCGTCTTGTGGATCGAGCCGTCCGTCACACTGAGCGACGTCGCGTTCGTCGTGCAGCTCGCCGCCAGCGTATCCGTCAGCCCGGCCAGCGTATCCTCCAGCCACTCGATTTTGGTTCCTGGCCAGTTGACCAGCCGGAACTTGCCGCTGTCCCCGTCCAGGCCAAAGTACGACACCACCGGCGTGTCACGCGGATCTATGATGTCGATCAGATCCGCGATGACCCGCTTCTGTGCAGTCGTATCCGAATACGTAGTCTTGGGTTGATCTGAAACTGCCATCTCACTTCACCTCGTAAGAGTGTGTGTGACGGCTGTCTCCTCGCATCCTGCTACTAGACATCCAACCCCTGCTTGCGGTACTTGGACTTCAGCCGCGCGTACGCGCCGACGTCACCCGTATGCCGCAACTTCGCCTTCTCCGCCTCGAACTCTGCCCGCAGGTCCCGAGGCCCAGCCGTCCCCGTTGCCGTGCTGACCTTCGTCACGCCGGCCTGCGTCAACGCTTCCGTCTTCGCCGCCTGCGTCGCGTCCGCCACCACGGACTGTTGTTGTTGTGTCAACACCTGGGCCTGCAGCGCCTTCACCTTCGCTGCGCTCGTCGCCAGCCGCACCAACCCTTCTGCCGATGGCTCGTCCCCCCAGTCCAGCCCGGGCGTGTTCGGCTCGATCCCCAACTCCTGCAGCAACTCCTGCGCCTTCGTCACACACCGTTCGCGCTCGCTCATCGCTGCCTCGCGTTGGCGGGTCTCCGCCTGCAACCGTCCGATCTCAGACTGATAGTACTGCGCCACCTGCTCCGGGTCTGCGTCCTTCAACTGCGCCTGCGCCATCTGGCGCTGCATCTCCTGCATCTGTCGCTGCGTCTCCGCCATCTGCTGCCGCAACTGCTCCGCTTGCCTATCGCGGGCAGCCTGGTACTGGCGAAACTCCGGTAACTGCGACAGATCAACCTTCTTCTCCGCCGGGGCTATCGGCTGCGGAGTCTCGGCTGTCGGCTGCTGGCCGGCAACGGCTCCCTCGCCTGTCGCCTGCCCTGCGCCAACTCCTGCACCCTGCTTGTCCAACTCCTCGGTCATCTTCATCCTCACTTCCTACGCGCTCCAGGAAGCCTTCTGACAGTGAAGCTCCCTCAGTTGGGGCTCGGGCCCCTATTCAGTTGTAGGAAAGCCTCCTGGAGCATCGTAGCCTGGGTGCCTCAGGCACCCCTACGCCAGCCCTACGCCTTGTAGCGCCGGGCCTCGACTCGCTTCGCCCGCACCGCCTTGCTGATCACTGTGTAGGTCACCTGCGATGCAAAGTAAGCCACGAATCCCAGACGGATCGCCATCACGACCCCGTCCTTGCCACACGCCGGGGGCTTCACGCCCAGAGTGATACCCGCGCATCCCAGCCCCACCAGCGCCAGCGGAATCAGCAGGCAGCCGACCAGGAACACCAACCGCTTCCACGTATCCCCGACCGTCTGCCACTTCTGCGCCAGCCCGGGCACCACCTCCAGCGCCAGCGATATGATCCCGGCCATCACCGCCGCGATGATCTCCGCCGACAACTCCGGGTCTTCCTCCTGCTGCACCTGTGCTGCCACCACCGGCCCACCACCTGGCGCCGCCAGGGGTGAGACCGTAGGCTCCGGTCCCTCGCACCCGACCAACACCAGCACCAGGGCGATCAGCACGACCGCCGCCATCACTATGCCTTTCTTCCTCAACATCTCGAACTCCTTTCCGTAAGTGTATCGGACCTGATATACTTCCGCCGTCCGCCGTCTGCGGTCAGCGGTCACTCCCTCTACTCAGCAGCCCACTCAACAAATTGCCCAGTCGCTCCATTAGGCCCGCCGTCTCGGTACTATCCCTCAGCATCTTCTCCGCCCGCGCGATGTGCTGCTGCGCTCGCTCCACCCGCTCCGCCGCCCCCGCCCGATCCGGCTGCTCCTTCTGTTGATCCTGCCTCTCCTCGCTCATCCCCTACATTCCCCCATATCCATCCGCGTTCATCTGCGTTTGTCACCCGGTGTACTCACCGGCTTCATCCGCGTTCCCGTCCCCTAATACTTCGTCCGCCACTTCCCGACGATCCATGGCACTCCCTGCGCCCGGTACGGCTTCGCGTACTCCTTCTTCGGCCCCCACGGCGACACCCGCTCCATGAACACCTTCGGCGTCCATTGCGCCTGCCTCTCGAACGCCCACGGCACCAACCCCTTCTTCTTCCCCTTCCCCTTCTTCTTGTAGTACCGGCGAGGGCGTGGCACGTACGCCGCCCGCGCCTTCTTCCCCCCCGTCGTGTACGTGGCCACCGCTGCCCCGCCCGTCCCCTTGCCCTGATAAAAGTACGCCCACACCTCGTGTCCCCGCGCCGCACCCCACTCATCCCGCAAGTCAAAGTACTGCCCGATCTCCGGATGCTTCAGCTTGAACGTCTTCCGCTCCCCGGAGGACAGCGCATAATACCGGTCGAGCAAATCCTGCACGTTCTCCCCCACCTGCTCCTTCACCGCCTGGTTGAACGCATCGTTCTGCTCCCGCGCCTGTGTCCAATCCGCTGCCGACAGCCACTTATCCGGGTCCTCGTTCTCCGCCCGCCACTGCTCCAGCCACTCCAACGCCTTCTGGTACTGCTCCGCCGTCGCGGTGCCCCGCGTCTCCGCATCGAGCGCCAGCTTCACCAGCGTATTCTCGCGCGCCCCCTGCCCCATCCGCCCCGGTGGCAACTGCTCGTTCAAGAAATCCCAGAACGCAGAAGAGGCCTCCGACAGTGCCCGCTCCTCCGGCGGCTTACGCAACGTCGCCGCCTCCGCCACACCCGGGAACGTCATCCCCGCCACCGCGGCGCGCAACTCCTCCGCCGTCCACCGGCCCGGGTACATCTTCTCGATCTGCCCCACCAGGTCGGCCCCCTTCACCTCACCCGCCCCCTCCACGTACCGCTCGTACGCCTTCCCCTTCTCCATCCCGCCCTCGACCGCCTGATTGTACGCCTCCCACGCCGGCCGGTACACCGTCTCCTCCCACACCCGCTGCGCGGCCTGCGTCGGCCGGTCGTTCCTGCGCCAATACTGCTGCACCGCCGCCTGGTCCACCCCCGCCAGCAACTCCGCCGGCGTCGCCCCCATCTTCCCGGCGATGGCCACCAGCGCCGCGTTCCCTTCCATCCGCGCCGGCAACTCCTGGAAAAATGCCGCCACCGCCGCGTTGTATGCCTCGTAATCCGGCTGCCCGTTCGCACCTGCGAACTGCGCCACCCGTGGCATCGCCCCACTCACCGCACCGAGGACCTCTTGCTGCCGGATCTGCGTCACCTCTTCCGGCCGGGCCCCGTACACACTGCGCGGCTGGTACCCCGCCCCCTCCTCCGCCTGCTCCGTCAGCCCCATCCGGTCCCGCAACTGCTCCAACTGCGCCCGCTGCTGATCCTGCAGCTCCTGGATGCCCGCCCGGTTCCACGGCTCCCGCCGTGCCAGATCGTCCATCTCCTGCGCGTATTCCCCCTGGATGCGGTCCCGCTGGGTACGATACTCGTTGTAGCGCGCTTGCTCCCCCGGCGTCGTCCCCGTGAACTCCGCCGCCCCGGGCAGTGCACTCCCTGCCAGCCGCCGCGGTACCGTCTCCGGATGCGCCGCCCGCCACGCTTCCAACCCGGCCCGGCTGCCCATCCCCGTCAACGGCGAGTACTGCGTCCCCCGCTGCTCCCGCTCCAACTCCAACTGCCGTCTCTCTCCGGAGGGGAACATCGCCAGCGTCACCCCGCCCGCGAACGACGACCCCGCCCGCAGCCCGCGCTCCAACCCCGCCCGCTGCACCGCCGTCTGCAGCAGCGTCTGCGCCTGCAGCACCTGCGGCTCCGACCAGCCCTGGTCCCGCGCGATTCTCAGCACCGCGTCGCTGGCCACCGGTGGACCTACCCGCCCGCTCTCCCAGCCCATCGCCTCGTTCAAGCGCAACTGCCCCGCCTCCACCAATCGCTGCAGTTCCTGTGCTCGGAGTGCATCCTGCGAAATCTCCGGGTTGTCCGCGGACATATTGGCCAGCATCCGGTTCACCCGGTACGCCTGGTACGGTTCCTGCTCCGGCATCCCCACCATCCGTCTCACCGGCGCCTCGATGTTCACCCCACCCGGGGCCCCAATCCCTGCCGCTGCCGTCGCCGCCTGGATCGCCCCCGTGTGCGGCAACACGAACCCCATCTCCTCCCGCTTCCCGATCCAGTTGAAATACTGGAGTGGCCACTCGATGAACCCATACGGCCGTAGTCCCACCTTCTGCCCCACCCGGTACAACATCTCCACCAGGTTGCGCGCCGGCTCCTGATCCTCGATCTCCGTCCCCATCCCCGGCAACTGCGAGAACGGCAACAACAACCGCGTCGGATCGAAGAACAACGCCTGCCCTGTCCAGGCCGGCATCCCCTTCACCGGCACCTCCACCATCCCTTCGAACCGCGCCCGGTAGCCCCGCTCCGCGCTCGTCCGTTCGATCGCCTGCCGGTACCGTGCATACTGCGCGATCACCCCCGGCCGTTCTGCTGCCCGCAACGCCCAGTTCCTCGCCGAGCGGGTCATCCAATACGAGTACGGGCACACCGTACTCAGCCAATTGTCGAACCGCTTCCGCCCGCCGGCATAGTCCAGCACGCTAAAGTCCGCCCCCTGCCGCGCCATATCCACCGCGACGGTCCGTGCCTCCGACCACTGCCGGGTCAGGTCTGTCTTCGCCCAGCGCTCCAACTGCGCCTGCACCTGTGGCGGTACCGGCCCCGCCTCCCCTGCCACCGCCCACTCCGTCCGTCCCCACGTCCGCACGTCCTCCAGCGCTGCCAGCTCGCGCTCCGCCATCACCTGCGCCATATCCGATAGAGTGGGGGGCATCGCGTATCCGCCCGCTGCCGCTGCCCGCCGGTCCGCCCGGGCGACGTCGTCCGTGTGCCAGGCCGACCACGCCGTGTCCACCATCGCCTTCTGCCCCTGCGTCCCCGCTTCTATCACGGACCGCGCCTCGTCCCGGGCGCGCCGTGCCGACGTCCAATCGTCGTACCAGTACGTGCGGAGGACCTGGTTCTGCTCGTCCAGCAGATTCACCCCGTACATCCCGGCTGCCCGTTCCGTCGTCGCCGTCACCACCCCCACCGGCACATCCACCGTCTCGCCCAATCGCCGGCCGTCCTGGAGCAACCCTCCTCGCGCTCGCGCCATCTCCTCGATGTCGGCATACCGATCGGCCAGCGTCGCCTCCCGCTGCTCGAACCCCACCATCGCCCGCCCCCGCCCCAATCGCTCCGCCTCCGGCACCATCTCCTCCGCCCGCTCCACGATCCGCGCCGGCGCCGTCATCCGTGGCGCTTCCCGGGTCATCGGGAACCCTGCCGCGTCGTACATCCCCGGTGCCTGGATCACCGGTTTGCTTCCTTCCGCCCTCCGCCGTGCCTCGGTCGCCACCTCCTGCCACCGGTACCCCCCCGCCGCCTCCGGCTCCATCCCCACACCGAACGCCGCTTCCTGCACCTGGCTGGGCAACTGCTGCAACAACTCAGCCCGCCGCTCCACATCAATCGCGTCAATCTTGACCGGCCTGCCCGCCCCGGTCTTCAGCAACTCACCCTGGCCGATCTCCTCCACCAACTTCTGCTGCTGCTGCCAGTTCAGCCCGGCCATCTCGTCGGCGCTGAACCCCGCCTCTCCGAGCACCCACTGCACCGTCTCTTCTGCGGTCCCGCGCGCGGCCTGCGCCAACTCACCGACCCGCCCCTGCTCCTGTGCGAAACTCAAACGGCCGCGCCTCACTATCGCTTCCTGCCCACCCATCTGCCCCCACTCGGGCAAACGTTGCGCTTCCTGGGCAGCCATCCCGGCCCGGCCCGCTTCCGTACCCAGCACCTGGGCCTCACGCCCACGATTCTCCGCGTACTCAGCAACCCGTGCCCAATCCTCAGCTGAGGCCCCCTGTGGTCGAATGCCCATACTACGGGCGACGTCGTCCACACTCTGTGGCCACTGGATGTCCATCCCTGCGCTGACCGTCCGCGGCCCCACCTCCGCCGCGGCCGCCGCCTCCTCGATCGCCCCCATCCCCATCCGCCCCGGCATACTCGCCCGCGTCCCCGCCTGATCTGCCAACGTCCGCGCCTGCTCCTGCACCTGGCGCCACTCGTCCACTCCCCAGTCCGCCGAGCGCGTCAGGTCCAACCCCGCCTGCTGTGCCACGTCTACTAGCGTCCCTCGCATCGCCTCTTCGATCGGCATCGCCGGCGCGTTCATCAACATATCCCAGTGCACGTTCCCCCCCAGCACCGCCTTGATCTCCTCTGCCCCCAGCCGCCCCGCTTCCTCCACCGGCCAGCCCAGCGCCTGCAATGCCCTGCTCTGCGCCCCGGGTGACAACGGCAACTGCGCCAACTCCCAGCGTGCCAGGTCCCACCCCTGGCTCGCGTCCCGGAAGAAGCCCTGCCACAGCTCCTGCCCGATCTCCGCGTACTTCTTCTTGTTGATCCGCCCGTGCAGCATCATCTCCCGTACGCGCGCCATCTCCTCCGCCGTCCCCCGCGCCATCCGGTCCACCGCGTCCTGTGTACTCATCACGACGTCCAGCCCGTCCCGGTTCGGATTCATCCCCATCATCCGCCAGGCCTCGGCCTCCGCCGTGTCCACCGTGAGCCTCTGCGCATCGAGCATCTCATCGAAGTTCACAAAGTCCTCGAGACCCATCCGCCGTAACCGCTCCTGCCTGCCGGCCACGTCCCCGGCCAGCGCCCGCAGTTGCGCCAGGCTCTCCTCCACGATCTCCCGCGTCCCCCGCCCCGTCACCACCTCCAGCGTCTCCCCCGCCTGCAGGCGCTGCACCTGCTGGATTCCATCCTCCAGCCTGGCCAACACCTGCGCCTGGTTATCCGCGTGCACCTTCTCCACCATCTGGAAGTAGGCCGGCCAGATCACCTGCGCGTCTTCCCCTTCCCGCACCCGTCGCCAGGCATCCGCCCGTATCCAGTCCGCCGAGGCCCGCGCCTCCATCGTCATGCGCCCCGTCTCCGCCCGCACCTGCCGCACCAACGTCGCCTGGTTCTCGTCGAACTGCCCGCCCACCGTCGCCGCCAGCGTCTCCTCCGCCTGCCGGATCCCCGCCTCCCCCGGCGCGAGCGCGTCCGCCAGGTGCTGTTGCGTCTGCGCGATCTCCGCCTCCTCCACCCCCAGCGTCCGCCCGAACGCATCCAGGTAGCCTTGCTCCTCCCGCAGATCCTGCACCGCCTCCACGTCGCTCCATATCCTACGCCCTGGAGGTGTAGGGTCTGCGGCAAAAGCCCGCCCCACGTTGTCCTGCACCATCGCCCGCGCGCTGTCCACCACCTCGTCTATCTCGTCAATGTCCTCGACCTTCCCTAACTCCCCCTCCAGGAACAGGCGCATCCCCACACTCAGATCGTCCGGGTTCTCCAACAGCGTCGCCAGGTTCAGCATTGGCTTCGGCCCCGTCGCGGCGCGCACCGCGTCCACGAACTCGTCCGCGTTCATCCCCTGCGCCAGCCGTGCCTCCAGCGCCCGCACCGTATTCGCGTCCAGCATGCTGGCCAGCTCCTCCGGCAACGTCGGCGCCCACACCTGCGATACCGCCTTTTTCAGCCCGGCGTAGAACGCCCGTGTGTACCGCCCCTCCTCCTGGCTGCCGATCCACGTACCCAACTGCCCCGAGACCTCCCCCAGCAATCCCGGCAGCTTACTGCCCGCGATCTCCGCCTCTGCCCCTGCCGCCGCTGCCTCACTCACCCGGCGCGTCGTCGGCCCGAATCGCGTCATAAAGTCATCGATTGCCCCCCGCCCGTCCAGCGTCGCCACCCCATCCCACGCCATCGTCATCAGGTCACCGGCCGCGTTCCGGATCGCGTAGCCCGGCGTGCGCAGATAGTACTCACTCATCGTCGAGCGGAAGCCGTTGGCAAACTGCTGGTACCTGGTCGGCGTCTCCGTCGCCGCCCCCGTCATCTCCAGCGCCCGCTCCGCCATCGCCGTGTCCAGGTCCGCCAGGAACCCGAACCGGTCGAACTCCGGCGCCACCAGGCTGGGGAACTTCTTCGCATCGTCCAGGTCTCCCACCACCTGCGCCAGTAACGGCCGGGCATCTTGCGCCGCCTGGCTGAGTGGCACGTTGCCCAGCGTGCCCGTCAGCGCCTGCGGATTCTCCACCATCGCCCGCACCATCGCCCGCGCCTCGTCCGCGCTCTCCACCTGCATGATCGCCGGTGTCACCACCTGGTACGCCGTCCCGGCCATCGTCTCCGCTGCCGCCCGAGGTGTCGCCGCGAACGGGTTATATTTCTCCCACAGCTTACTCAGCCACGAGCCCTGCCCCGCGTCCGCCCGCCCCACCGCCTTCGCTGCCTCGTCCGAATGATCCAGCACCAGCCGCGCCCCATCCGCCACCTCGTCCGCGTACTGCGCCACGTCGCCCGCTACCTCTGCCACCTCGGCCGCACCCGCGAACCTGGCCGCCGCTCGCGCCTCGCGTAACTGCGCCCCTCTCTGCCACGCCCCGATGTCCAGCAGGTTCAATGGATCCAACCCCACCTGGAAGATCAGCTCGTTCCACGTGTCGCTCTGCCCCGGGATCATCCCCGTCTGCTGCACCTGCTGCGCTGCCGCCGCTGCCGCGTCCTCCCCATCCCGCTGCCGGATCCCCTCCACGTACGACCGGAACGCCTGCATATCCTCCGGCGTCGGCTGCATCACGTTCACCTGCCGGCCCGACGTCACGTCGTTCAGGTCCTCCCCCGCCATCAGCCGGTCCAGCCCTGCCACCTGTGCCTCGTGGCTCGAGTACCCCAACCCGTACGCCACCCGCCCCAGCGCCTGCTCCACCTGCGCCCCCTGCCCGTACCGCTCAGCTGAGTACTCCCGCAGGCTTTGCGCTCCCCGGCGCGCCGCGGCCAGCACCCCTTGCTGTGCCACGTACAGGGGGATGTGCGTCTGCTCGCTGATCTTCTGCGCTTCCGCCTGCTGCTCGGGCGTCATCTGCCGGGCCGGCGTCAGTGGCGGCAACCCCATCCCGCCGGGCATCGTCTGCCCCGCCTTCCCCAGCATCTCCTCTATTGCCTTCGCCGGCGTACTCAGCACCTCGATCCCCGTCGCCCCCGCCGCTTCGATCGCGCGTGGGATCATCCCTGCTACCGGCACCTGCTTCCCCGCCTGCCAGGCCGCCCCCGCCACCTCCCCGACCCTGCCCAGCGCCCCGCCCAGAATCTGCCCTACCATCTCCGGCCGTGCCTCACCTGCCGCCGGCGCGCCCGCTCCCAACCGCGATAGTGGACCCGCTGCTACAGGCCCCGCCGCTGGACCCGCACCCGCTCCCATCGCCAGCATCGTCGGACCTGCCATCATCTCCGCGAACGAGCGCGGCCGGCTGGGTTGCGCCTCTCCCATTCCCCGCTCCAGCACCGCCCCCAACATCCCCGCCTCGCGTGGCGCTACCACCTTCCGCCACGCCTCCCCGATCCGCTGAGCCGCCGTCTCCATCGCCGTCACCGGGCCCCAACGCCGCAGGCCTCGCGCCACTGCCGTCGCCCCCGGCAACGTCGGCAACCCGCGCTCCTCCTCCGCCGGCCGTAGCACAGTCGGCAGCATCGGCCCCCTGGCTGCCAGAGGCGACGGCGCCGGCGCCACCACCACCGGCCCTAGCGGTGCCGGGCCCCAGGGCCCCACCCCGACGTCCATCCACGGCCTGCCCCGCGAGGGCGCACGTGCAGGTGCAGCCGCAGGTGCCGCCACCGGCGCAGCCGCTGCAGGTTCAGGCTGGCGCCACCACTGCCCCCGTCCTGCCGCCGGCGCAGCCGCCGGCGCTGGCGTTGGCCGTCCCCGCTGCCGCTCCTGTTCTTCTAACCGTCGCTCCCGCTCGCGCACTGCGTTCGTTGGCATCAGTTACCCTCTAGCTCCGCTCCCGTATCCGGCAGCAACACAACCGGCGTCGCGCTCGGTGCCGGCTCGGGCGTGCCCCTGACCTCCTGGGTGGCCACTGGCTCCGGACCAGTCCCGATGCTCACCCTCGGCGTAGGCGTAAACCCCGTGGGTACTCCCGCACGAGTGGGCAGTAGCCCCGGCGTTTCCACCGGCGAGATGGGAGAATCCGCGATCCCTGCTGACACACCGGACACACCTGCCAGCACGACCATCACCAACGCCATGCACATCAGCGCAACGATCCATCTGGCCTTCATCACATCCACCTCGTATTCGGAGCCCATCTCCTGCCGAATGCCGCCACGTTCGCCTGCCGCCCTTGCTCTGCCAACTGCTGCTGCTGCATCCCCTGTCCCCAGACATCCTGTGCCTGTTGGTGCTCGAACTGCGCCTGCTGGAATTGCTGGTTGAAGAGGTCCTGCGCACGACGCCAATCAAATTCCTGACCCCACTGCTGCCCCTGGGCCTGTTGCTGCATCCATGGGAGCACGACATTCATCCACGCCTGCTGCTCCTGCGCTCGCTCCGTCGGCACGTTCGCCCACGGCGCCGTCTGCCAATCCTGCCACGGCAACCAACTGTACTGCCCCGCCTGACCCGGCACTCCCCAGGTCACCGGAGCCGCTGCCGCCGCCGTCCCGCCTCCCCCTCCACCACCGCCCTGCTGCTGCCCCCACGTCTGCCCCCACTGTTGAGCCTGCTGCTGGCCGGCCTGCTGCGGGTATGGCTGCTGCCCGGTCGCCGTTGGTTGCGTATACCCATACCCGGCATACGGCGGATAGGTCCACCCCACACCGCCTGGCGCAACCGGCCACTGCGTCGCGCCTACCCCTGCCCCACCACCGCCTGTTCCCTCTGCAAATGCCATCTCACTATCCTCCTGGTGCCTTGGGCACCCGCTTCTGCCAGAGCTTCTCCATCTCCCCCTCGTACCTGAGCGCCTCACCCAGCACGTCCCCACCCTGCGGTACCTGCTGCTGCGCGAACTGCATGATCGCGAACGGATTCCCCCGCTGCCCCTCGTACCTGGCCAGCACCTCGTCGTCCGTCAACTGCGCTTCCTGCCGCAGATCCGTGACCACCTGGCCGATCATCTCCCGCGCCCCGGCCATCGCATCGTGCACGATACTCCTCATGGTCCTGCTTCACCCATCCCCGGCACCGGCTCACCCTGCATCGCCATCATCCGCGCCAACGCCTCCGGCCCGCCCGCCCCTACTGCTTCGGGCAAACCCTGCGGCGCAACGACGCCCGGTGGCATCCCCATCATCGGCCCCTGTCCCGGAGCTCCTGGAGGACCTGGCGGCATACCCGGCCCGGGTCCACCCGGCCCCATCCCCGGTGGCATTGGTGGCATCGGAGGCGCTGGCGGCTTCGGCCCCAGCCCCATCGCCGTGGCCAGCTCCTCACTCCATTCGCTCAGCACCACCTTCGCCAGCGTCTCCGCCGTCGGCCCCTCGAACAACAACTGGTCGCGCAGGATCCGCTTCATCTCATCCTGTGGACTCTGCCCCGCCAGGTGCTTGATCCGCTGCAACTGGTCCAGGAACGTCTCCCGGCTGATCAGCTTCTGCCCCACCAGGTTGGCCAACGACATCACCTCGCCCGCTTCATCCTTCGGCAGCGATGCGCTCAGCTCCACCCGGTTCCGGTGATACCCGCCGATCTCCGCCGGCTTCAAGCGCAACTCCAACACCCCGCCCAGCCGGTCCTCCCCCCACACGTACCACCCATCCGCCGGCGCGTACTCCTCCGTCAACTGCAGGATGATCTCGTTCAACTCCTCGTAGGCCCGCTCCCGCACCTGCTGCCTGTGCGCGATCCGCATCAGCACCGGGTTGTTAATCGCGCTCATCATCAGGCCGCTCATATCCCCCTGGTACCGGCCCATCATCGAGGCACTGACCGTGGCGTCTTGCACCATCCGCTCCATCAACCCCATCTGCTGATCCACTGCCGGGTGTGGCCCTGGTGGCATCAAGAATGACCACTGTGCCCCCTTCCGAATATAGTTGATCGAGCCTGGGGTAAAGTCCAACGTCAGGCTTTCGTCGTCTGTCATAATGGCGCCGTTAGCAAACATCTCGATGATCCGCTGCTTCATCGCCAACAGCTCGTTCATCGCCGCCGCCAGTCCCACCGCCCCGTTCTTCCGCGTCCCCCCGGTGATGGCGAACAACACGCTCAGCGCCCCGTTCTCGTCGGCCAGCGGCGTCGAGATCCCGGGGTACCGCACGAATGGCAGCCGCCCGTACCCCGGCATCCGCACCGGCTCCTTGACCATCTTGTCTTCCACGACCACACAGTTGGTCACCACCCGCCGGCGCACCGTCCGCCGCGTAGGCTGGGCTGCTTCCTTCCCCTTGCGTTTCCCCTTCCCCTTCCCCTGCTCCTCCGCTTCTACCTCTGTCCCCGCCTCTGCCCCCGCCCCCTCCTGGCCCCCCGCCTGCAGGGGGAAGGGGGGTGCACCCGCTCCCAGCGCCTTCTTCGCTGCCGCCACCAGCCTGGCCAGCGTCCCTACCGGCTCCTCCTTCTCCTGCCCCTTGTCCGTGGACAACTCCTCCGTCACCCGCTCCACGTCCACCCGCCAGTAGTCGATGAACTCCACTTCCTCGTCCAGCCATTCCTCCACCGACATGTCCGCCTTCGATGGCCGCGCCAGCTCCACCCCCCACTCCGCTTCGATCTCCCGCCGCGATCGCTCCCACGAGTGCACCACCTCCAGGTCCTGACCCGCCCGGCCAGACGGCGTGGCATATACCGTGCGTGGATCCAACGCCTGCACCACCAGCGCGAACTCATCCTCCACCGTCTCCGGGTCATAGACGCAGCGCAGGACCCCCTCGCCCAGGCAACTCGCGTGCCACTCGGCCAGGTGCAGCGCATCCGACACGTGTGCCTGGTGCCACGCCCCGTACAAGTACTTCTCGATCTGGTCTGCCCGGTCCGTCTCTACTGCCTTCACCTCCGACGCCGGCACGCTGATCACCGGCGGCCGCGTCAGCAGCAGCGTCCTGAAACTCTCCACGATGTTCCAGCACACCGGCGCGCTGATCCTACGCTCGTCCGGCTCCGGCGCATCCTGCCACATATCTAGGAGATATAGGCGCTCCATCTCGTCCATCCTGCTATTGCGCTCGCCCCACCTGCTCTTCAGCGCCTCGAACCTGCTGTGCACGAACGTCGTCGTGATGTCCCCTGGCTTCATCTTCTATCCTCTGGCCGGCTGCCTTCTCTTCCCCGGCGTCGGCTCTCTCTTCACCCGCTCCACCAACCCATAGCGCTCGACCAACCAGTTCCTCAGCGCATCGAGCACGTCGTTGTGCTTATCCTCTGGCTGCTCCGTCACCACGTTGCCCCGGCTGTCCACCTTCCGGCTGTACGCCCCGAACTCTGCCTGTGTCCCCGTGCATCCCGTCCCGATCCGTAGCCTGGCCTTGCCCGTCGCCGGGTCCTTCAGGAACGTCTTCACCCGCACAACCCCGTCGAGTACGTGCCCCGCGTCGAACACCTCGAAGTGGAAGCGCTTCGGATCGCCGTCCTCCTGGCCCACCAGGTTCTCCCACACTTCCTGCGTACTTTCCGCTGCCTGATGTTGCTTCGCCTCGTGTCCCCCCACCGCCCGCGTGACCCGTGGCCACCACTCCCGCTGCCGGCACAATCCCACCACCTCGTAGTGCGTCAGGTGATGCTCCCATATCTCGTCCACCACGTGGACGATGTCAACCCCGCCCGTGCTCACCACCTGCAGCGCCAGCACCGCGTAGTGGCTGGGATAGAAACCCGCATCCACCGCCAACTCCACCGGCAGGTCCGCGTCGTACCCCACCTCCGCCACGTGGACGGGGAACGAGAACTCGGGATAGATGCGCGCCGGGCTGGGCAACACCTGCGCTCCCACCGTGCGAGCAAAGTCATCCGCCGGCAGAATCTTCTCCAGGCGCACGATCTCGGGATCCTCGCGGCCTCCCGGGAATATGTCTTTGTTAACCCAGGCGGGGAAACTGAACCGTTCCCCGCCGAACACGTTCGGCCCCTCGAAACTGGTATAGAGATTCGCGTACCAGCCTACGTTGTCGCGCAGTGTTCCACTCAGGAGCACCACCCCGCGCGTCTCTGCCACTCTGCGCGTGGCTGCCAGGTATGCATCGTAGCGGATGCCCCCGGCCTCCACCAGGGCGACGACGTCGTAGGGCAACCCGCGCTGCGTCAGCTCCTCCGGCCCCTCTGCCAGGCTGATCGTCTCGATCTCGATCCCGCCCCTGGCCGTCGCTCTCCACTTGCCCTGCTGCGGTGTGCTCCTGCGCTCCAGTCCGCCCAGCATCTGCAGGCCATTGATAACGTACTCCATCTCGGTCTGGCACTCGTCGTACTCTTGCGCCGCC